GCCGCCGTAAGGCGGCGTACAGTTACCGACCTGAAACGCTTATTACATAAAAACCTTCAATAAATCCTTACCACATATAGAGTTATCAAAATATTGTCTTTTTGAGACAACTTATTTTGAGACAACAGCCGAGTAGTCCGGCTATTAAATTGGCATTAAGTTTTCTCTGGCGCGGGGAAACTTTTTGTATATGCCTCTCTGGATTGACTACGTCCAGTAGAGGCATTTTTTTCCGTGTATCAAGGTGCTGATGGGAACCGGTCAGTTCCTTGCTCTTGCTGTTGTTGTTCGTTGAACGACACTTATAGAGAACCTCCTTTAATATGTGGATAGGGGTGCGGTTCACCCCGCTTTTTCGGAGAAAACTATGGAAGTGGTAATTTTTGCAATAATTATGTTTATTGTACTGTACGTCATGGTGCAGTTATTAAAAAAACATTTTAATAAACCAAAAAACGAAGGCGGATTTCCTTATTCGCGAAACAGGAGGAATTATTGATGTCAGCAACTAAATATTCCGGCTATAACTTCCACTGCGGTATCGATTACGCAAACGGAACAGCGAAAACAGTAGTGATTAAGGAAATAAAGCCGGTACGCTGTTATAAAAAACCGCTTTTGATTTATCCGCCCGGCGGCAGACCAATAGAAAGCTGGAACGATTGGAGGAGGTTTGTTTAAAAATTTAAATAACCGAGTACGAATGGGAGCCGGGAGTCGGGCAAGCGGGAACGCTTAAACAACTGATACACGTCCTTTCGGAAGTAAAGGCTTAATAAATTATTAAAGGAGCGAGTTTTTTTCGGGTTTGGATGCTCCGTAAAAAAAGTGAGAACACGATGACAGTCCGGAAAGACGGACAACTGGGAATGTAGTTTAACGGTAGATAACTTCCGCTAAACACAATCGAAAGCTAGTGAGTAGATTGTGTTGGGTAGCACGGTTTCAGTTACTGACTGAAGGGTGCAGGTTCGACTCCTGCCATTCCCATCGGAATTTACGGTACAGGTAAACAACAGACCGAAAGGCTGCTTTATCTGGAATTTGTGGGTACAACGCCGTATGTAGTCCCACCCTAAACCCGACAGGTCGAGAAGCATTGGAAAGCCGAAAAGCAGAACGGGGAACGCGGCTTGACAGTCCGGAGAGACGGACATTTGGATCGGTAGCTCAAACGGTTAGAGCGTGGTGAAATTGGTTTTGCCTCCCCCTTGCAGGTGCGGTTAAGCCTACCGCCATGGAGACGGTTCGATTCCGTCCCGGTCCTTATCCGCAAAACGGAAAGGAGGAAATTATGTATGTGGAAAGAGAAACGGAAAAAGCTGTGTTTGTATGGCACAACGCGGTTGGATTTTGGATGCCTAAAAAATGGCTGAAGAACGGCAAGTTCACGCCGAAGGCATGGAAAAAGTTTCGGGACGCGGAAAAAAAGCATTGGAAACATTTCGCTTTTAACGCTCTTGAAGAATTTGAACTGGTACGGGAAACGGACAAGGCTGTCCAGTTACGCTGCGAGATTATGAGGCCGAACAGGCAGAAAACTAAAATTGAATTTTGGTTGCCTAAATCGATGACGCGTAACTGGGATTTTGTAGACAAGAAGATACATGAGCTTGAGGAAAAATTTCCGTATGTAGATTCTCGTGTGTTATGGAGCGGGAACGAGGTTCAAGAGGCCATCGCGGCGCTAGCCTCTTGAGGAAGTATGTATATTTGTGTAAGGAACTTGCTGAAAAAGTTACTCAAACTGGATGCTTATGTTAAAATTCATATCATTTTGAGTAACGAACCAACGACAAGGGCTTGCAAGGTAATTCTGTCAGAGGGAGACAGGAAAAAACTGGAAGATTTATTAAAGGAGACGAAAACGGAATGACTATAAACATTGAAATACCGGAACAAGAAGAACCTAAAGACGGCTGGACATTGAGCTATAAATGGCTGTCGGAGTTTCAAGATTATTTAAGGAATAAAGCTGAATGGGGTGATTATATATTCATGGAATTACTTGAGGAAGTTATTTTGGCTTTAAAAGACAGGGGTGAGAAATGAGCAAACAATTAAAAGTTTGTAAGGTATAACGTATTATTTCCCGCCCGTAGGTGCGGATAAACAATAAATCAGGAGGAAGGGAATGGTAAAAACGATTAAGTTGAAAGACATTATTGATGATGTCAACAGGAAGTACACGAAGGAAGACGGGTTTGAACAGTTGGTGAGCAGTATCAAACAGATCGGGATTATCGAGCAGCCGGTAGTCAGAGAAATGATAGACGGCGGTTACAAAATTGTTGCCGGCCGGCGACGAATAGCGGCCATGCGGAAGCTTAAAATAGCGGAAACGGATTGCACGGTATACGCCGCGGACGATCCCGCAAGCGACGATGAAATTGCGGCCGCCGAAAACATCAACCGGCTTGAAATGCATCCGCTTGACGAGGCGGCGCTGTTCTCATCGATGAACAAGGAAGGAAAGCCGGTAGAGGAAATTGCGAAATATTACGCGAGGAGTCCGTCAGCGATATATAAGCGTCTGCGGCTGTCGCTTCTTACTGAAGAGCTGAAGGGAATGTTCCGGGACGGTTGGCTGAACATTGCCGGCGCCGCGGTACTGGCGGAACTTCCGGAAGGCGATCAGAAAGAATTTTTTAAATTACACGGTCCGAAAGAAGATGATGAGGAATACGAAGATGATGAGGACGAAGATAAAGTCATACAAGCTCATGCTATAAACACGTTCGTATACGGAAAACAAAAAAACAAGATTGAAGAATGTATGAAAAAACACTGCGAAGGCTGTGCTAAAAGGACGCATAATACCGACAACCCGTTGTTTGAAAACAATGAAGAGTATTTTAACGACGTATGTCTTGACGGCGATTGTTACCGCGGCGTTTGGTACGAGATGATAAGAAAAGAACTGGAGACCGTGACGATACAGATGAACGAAGCAGGGATAAAAACAGACGATAAAATATTTTTTGAATTTGGTACTCCGGCAGAAATATATAAAAAAGCCAATAAAATAAATTTTACAATCGAAAACAAACTGATGGAATTTGAAGTGTTGCGTGCAAAGGATTTTGAATTCACAGGGGAAACCAACAGAAAAAAAGACGCTTGTTGGTTGGTAAAATGTGACTATCATATACGTAATGTTGGTGGATCGTCATACGCAGGAGTAATCCAAATAGAACGTGTTGGATACAAGGCACGGCCGCCGAAGGAGAAATCGGCTGAAGGAACAAATTCTGCTGTTAAAGAAAATAAATTGCAGCAGGAAATTAGCAAACTACTGAAAACCGCAGTTGAAGAACTGAAAATGCCGGAAATACAGAACGCGGAGGCTTTGAAAAAAGCCTTCGATGCCAACGGCTATGATTATAAGAATTTCGATGATGATGTATATGAATCAGTAATTGAACGCGTTATTGAGCTGAAGGTAGAAAACGAATCCGATGGAAAACCGCGGGAATATTTGGAAATGCTTTTTGAAAGAATGGATGAAGAAATATATGGCGGTCATTCATTAGATATTAATAAAATCGACGACCAGCAAAAAAAATGGTTGCAAAAAATGTTTGGCAGTGTAAGTATAAAAGAACTATCAAAACAATTTTCCGATGACGCAAACCGGCTTTTTCATTTTCTATTACTTACATTGGGTTTTAGTGAATATGATGTACCTAGCCTTACCGAATTGACAGAAAAAAAGAAGTTACAAAATAATGTATTCTGGCGTTATGTGAATATGAGCGCCGAGGAATACGAAGCGCTGTATTTGGGAGTGGTTAAGGCTGTCGCCGCCAAGGCGTTGGAACCAAAGAAAAAAGAAACAAAGAAAAAATCTTCCGGCGGGAAAACAGCGCCTGAAGTATCGAAAGAACTGAAGGACAAATTCGAGCCTGAAGCCCATGGGGACGACGAGGACAACTACCCGTTTGAGCCTGATGAAGAGGATATCGAAATCGAAGATGAGGATCCTGATATCGGGGACGAGTTTGATGAATGATATTAAATCCCTTGAGGAAATTAAGGCGGAACGCAAAGAAAGAAAGGAACGTCTTAAAAAAACTATCGCCGAATGTCAGGAAGAATTGGACGCTTTGGAACCCGCGCCGGCGCTGAAATGGCGCGGGAAGATGAGCAAAAAGGACAGGGTTGAATGCGAGCGGCGGCTTATCGGGCGTTTTCTCTGCGATTTAAATTATAACACGCATAACGCCGTCCGGGACGACGTCGCTCGTTTGGGGATTAGCTGGCGGCTGTTTGTTGACAAGCGGCATCAGTTGATATGGCGTTCTCTTGAGACATTAAACACCAAAACAGTGGAAGAACGAATGGACATATTGGAAGAGGAGATGCTGGCGGAAGCGAGGGAGAAAGACGCTTTAAGCAAAGCGCCTATGTTTAAGGACGGAGACACAACAGCGGAAGGAGTACACATTTTAAAAGGTTTGCCGGGTACGGCTGCGGCGAAGGAATTCAAGAAGGCGCTGATAGACGGCGCTTCCGATGGCGCAGCATGGTTTATCCGTGAGCTTGATGCCGTCGGCGCTCTCGCTCTTGCCGGGGGGAAGATGTATTTGCGTGAACTTGCGGAGAATGGAGACGGTCCTATGCAAGCAGAAGAAATGGCGGAAATATTATTTGGGAGTATGGAGAAAGATTAAAAGCATGGCACAACAAAAAATATGGCTATGCAGGTCAAGGAGTTGTAAATCCTGCAATATTAACAGTGGAGGTTAAAGAATGAATTGCGAAAAGTGCGGAAAAGAAATCCCTAATGGGCAATGGTTTCATATTGAACCACAATATGATGAAAATTATAAAGTGGTTGGCTTTAAGGACGAGTTATGCCAAGAGTGCGCCAAAGAAGAAAATAAAGAGCTTAACGCTATTGTGTGATTAAGCCGCCGAAACACCGCCGCCTGTAAGCGGATTGAAGAAGCGAATAGTGAGAATTTATTAAAGGAGATAGAATATGAAAAACGAAATTGACGAAAATTTTTATTGTTCTGCTGGTTTTTGGGATAGTTATAAGGGAGGGTTTTGCAAGAACCCTAGTAACGATGGAATAAACTGCCGTGAAGATTGCCCAAACCGACACCGCAAATACCCTACACCTGAACAATTTAAAGAGGAGTATGGCTATGAGTGGACTGGTTTAGTCTATGGAAGAAGAAATGAAAAAGAAAATTGGAGTTTTGGCTATAAGGATAGTTATGTAGCAAATGCTCAGGTCATCTGCGCCTGTACTCCCTTTCCTAAGCCTGATGATAAATGGAGACCTGAATGAATAGAATATCTTTTAACCCTCGTTTTGTGAATGAAGCCGGTAACGACTTAATACCCGGCAAGATACATACGATACGCCAAAACTACGAATACTGGAAGAAGTTTGAAGGGAAGGAAGTAGCATTGTTTACATGGGAAGGTAAGCCATATAAAAGCAAACAAAAAGTATTTTGTGTTAAAAAAATAGTGAATGTACAAGAAATTATTTTAAATTACAATACAAGTTTTTATTTATCAATTGAAGATTTGTCTATTAACAAACAAATAGATACTGGATTTTTAGGAAGGAATGACGGATTTGATTATTTATTTGAATTTGTCAGATGGTTTGAAAAATACCCGTTTGGCAAAATGGCAATTTTACATTTTACGGAATTTAGATATTGAAGTGATAATGGGAGGGAAAGTGAAAAGGATAATATTAAAATGTTGCCATCCCGATGTCGCCGTCAAATGCGAATATAAGAACTGGGCATACATATCGGGAAAAGAAAAGGCTGTAAGGATATGTGAATACACAGGACGAAATCGAGGACATTGTGTAAAAACCGGTGGACGTAGGTGAAATAAATGGCGAAGAGAGCGGCAGCGTCAAAGGATTATTATCTCAACACGGGCTTAAAGACGAGGATGTCAATAAAGCGTGAAGAGACGGAATCCGGACGTATGGCTGCGGCTATTATCGATAAGATACCGAAAGATTTTGATGTGTACGAGGATTATGACGTAAACGAAGCGCATTTGGCGAGGGCGATAGTCGATACGTGCGGCCGCTGGATGCGGTACTGTCCGCAGATGGGCTGGCTTGTATACATGGAAGATGAGGGACGTTGGACAGAAACATACGCCGAGTCCGCTGTCCAGAGAGTAATAATCCATTTTGGGAATTTGTTGTGGGAGAACGCTTCGCCGGCAAACGCCGGCGAAGTATCGTACGCTCGGCGGATTCTTTCCTCCGCCGGCATAAACGCTGTGAAGAATATTTTAAAACATGATACGGTTATCGCTGTTGAACAAAACAAGTTTGACGCCGATCCTGATTTGCTGAACTGCATGGGCGAGGCGTACAATCTGCGTACCGGGGAATCGAGACCGGCAGAGCCTGAAGATTTATTCAGTAAGAGTACGGCGTGTAAAGCGGCGACGTTAAAGAAAGAGAAGGATGGCGGCTGGAAGTTTCCCGGCATGCCGAAGAAGTTTGAAGGCTTTCTGGAAAAAGTGACGAGCAAAGACGGAGAGCGCCGAGCCGACCTTGCGTATTATCTTTTGTCGTGGTTCGGGTACTGTCTTACAGGAGACAATGGCGCTTCGTTCTTCGTCAACTTTCACGGCGGCGGGAAGAACGGAAAATCCGTGCTGTTAAATTTAATGTTTGACTTGTTCCGTGACTACGCTGTAACTTTGCCGAAGGACGTAGTAATAGAAAATTATTTTCAGGGACAGTTTGATTTGGCAGGGCTTCCGGGGGCGAGGCTTGCCGTGCTGATAGACGCTCCGGAAGGGCGTTTGAATATGGATATGCTAAAACCCATTACGACAGGCGACGTAATAAACGCCAAGAGGAAATATTTGAAAGACTTGTCTTTTAAGCCTGTTTGTAAAATAGCGATAGGCAGCAATCCTAGGCTGACGCTGAAGGACACGGGCATGGCCGTCCGCAGGCGTATCCGGATGGTTCCGTTTGATTATATCGTGCCTGATGACGAGATAGTAACGAATCTTCATCGCCATTTGCTGAAGGAAGAAGCGGCTGAAATATTGGCGCTGTTAATTTGGTTCGCGCACGAGTATTACAGGAAAGGAGAAGGTCCTGCGGCGTTCCCGAAGTGCAAGGTAGTTGATGAAGCGAGCGTCGAATATATGGAGAGCGAGGACTTAGTCGGGCGCTGGGTAAAAGAGAGAACGGAAGGCGCTGAAGGAAATACGGAGAGCGCGGCGAGCTTGTACGAGGACTTTAAGAAATGGCTTGACGAGGAAGGTGTTCGTAAGAAAATGTCGAGAAACAAGTTCGGCGAACACTTGGGAACGCATATAAAGAAGAAGCGCATTGGAGATACTATCAGTTATTTGGATATAAAGTTGAAATACGACCCGAATCCTCCACTTCCTTCCCCGGGCGGATAGCGGCGAGCGGATAAAAAGCAATATAAATAAAATTAACACACTTACTTAAGACGCAGGACTTACGCATTGAGTTCTGCGTTTTGGCAATTTTGACCGATATCCCCCCGGCTTTCTTCCTCTTGTTTCTTAATAAACTACAAAAATTAAAAATAATACAAGTAGAACCGCAGAACAACCGCCGAACTCATTTTGATAGTTCGGCGGCTTATAACTCTATACTACATATATATTTACAGTTCTTACCGCAGAACTGTAGAAGAATATAAGAAAAATTATTTATAATAAAAAAAATAAAAGGCGAATTTATAAAAGTTTTTCGGACAAAGTAGTGCTGCGGTTAAACCGCCGCGGCGAATAAAATAAATAATTTTTAGAAAACCGTTGACAGAATATAATTATTGAGGTTATAAATAATAAAAGATAGAATCCAGTTATTTTGGGTAGTCATTCTATCACAATTTAGCATTCGCTTTATTTGTGGGGATTGGCTATGCCAAGAGAATTAAGTCAGCAAGATTTATTTAAGAAACAGCCTGTATGGTGGGAAGGACTCACCGGCAAACGCAAGCTGTTTGTCGAATACTACTGCACGGACAAGACTTGTTTCTGCAAAGCGACCGCGGCGTATATAAAAGCCTACGGCAATAATAACGAATCATCGATACAAAGTAACTCCTCACGCCTGATGAGAGACCCTGTTGTCAAGAAGGCGATAAACCTTCTTTTGCGGTCCAGACAAAACGAAGAAGATGAAATAACCGAATACCAAATATTAGACGTTCTTAAAATGCTCACGTTCTATAATCCTGCGGACATAGTGGACAGTGACGGGAACCTTATAAAAAACCTTGAAGAGTTGGGCGATTTATCTCTGTGCGTGACAGGTATAAAAAAAGGCAGGCACGGCAAAGAGATAAAATTGTTTGACAGAACAAAGGCGCTCTCGTTGCTGTGCAATTACCTGAATATAACACGTCCTGAAGAAAGAGCGACAATCATCAATCCAGTCGTCCTTCTAACAGAGAAGGAAGTGGAAACATTACGCGAGGAAGAAACGCCTGCGTCGTCAGAAGCGCAAGACGCCGAGTACGAAGTTATGGAGGCGCAGTAAAATGACAGGAATTGATCAGAAAAGCGTCGATAGAATCGCATACAACGTGATATGGAAGCCGCAGTACAAACAATACCTAGCGTTAAAGTGCAACGCGTTCGAGCTTCTCTTCGGCGGCGCTGCCGGCGGAGGCAAGAGCGACTTCCTGCTTATGGATTTTTATGCCGGTGTAAACAAGTACGCAAAAGACTGGCGTGGAATATTGTTCCGCCAAACATACGCTGAATTGGAAGAGCTGATAAAAAGGGCTGAAGAATTATACATACCGCTTGGCGGAAAATATAAAAAACTGGATAAGACGTTCACATTCCCGAACGGCGCTTCCATAAAGTTCCGGTACTTGGAACATGACGATGACGTAAAAAAGTATCAAGGACACCAGTATACATGGGTAGGTTTTGACGAGCTGGGGAACTACTCTACCGACTTCGCTTGGAGATACATGATAATCCGCTGCCGTTCCGCCGCGGGCGTGCCGTGCTATATGAGGGCGACCGCTAACCCGGGAGGCGTCGGACACGCGTGGCTTAAGGCGCGGTTTATAGACGGGTTTGAGCCGTTCAAGACGCATAAGACTGTAGAATCTTCCGGAGCGCCGATAACAAGATGTTTTATACCGTCAAAACTTGAAGATAATCCGGCGCTGATGAAAAACGACCCTGAATACGGAAACCGCTTAAAACTCCTGCCTTCTCACCTTTACAGGGCGATGAGAAACGGAGACTGGGACGTGTTCGCCGGACAGGTATTCGACGAGTTCCGCCGCAGTCTGCACGTGGTCAAGCCGTTCCCGCTTGAGAGCGGAATTTGGAAAAAGTTCTATTCGCTGGACTGGGGATACGCGAAGCCGTTCAGTCTTGGCAAGTGGGGGGTAAACGGCGAAGGGCGGATGGTGCGTTACGGCGAATGGTACGGATGTTCTCCCGACGCTATGGACGTTGGAATAAAAATGGGCTGTGATGACGCCGCCGCGAAGGCGTGGGAAATGGCTGTACCGGAAGGCGTGACGGAAGTTGTAGCGGATACGGCTATGTGGAGTAAAGACGATGACGGACCGTCTGCGGCGGAGAAATGGGAAAAAGCCGGATTCAAGATGATACAGGCGAACAAGGACAGGATAAACGGCTTATCGATATTTCATCAGAGGTTAAAAACACTGTGTGAGGACGGCCGTCCTATGGTTTTGGTATTTGACAACTGCGTGGATTTTATACGGACTATTCCAATACTTACTCCGGACCCGTCGAAACCCGAGGACATAAACACGAAGTTGGAAGATCACATATACGACGAAAGCCGGTACGCGATGATGAGCGACTACGCGCATAATCCGACGACTTGGTTAAGAAAGCAGAACGGACAGTGGAATACGAAAAAGAAAAGAAGCGACAGCTGGGATCCGTTTGAGCGTATGGCTGCGGGATGACAGGGGGATAAATGAGCAAAGACAAGAGAGAGTTTGTACAGGAAATAAAAAACCAGTTGGAATACTTAAAAACTGAACGCGCCAAGCGTGAAGAGGACTGGAAAGAAGTTCAAAAGTACGTCGCTCCTTCCGCTTTTAACTGGGACAATCCCGGGGATAAAACGCCCAAGAGAACAAAGAGGTTTACGGGCAAACCTACAAATTATCTAAAGACGTTACGGTCCGGAATTATCGGGTATTCGATATCGCCGAATATAGCGTGGCAGAAAATAGGGCTTGAGAATTTCGACATTTCAAGCGGTTACGGCGTTAAGGACTGGCTTGAGAACGTGGAAAAAACACTTTATTCGGAGTTTAACCGCAGCAACCTTTATCCGCAGGCGTCCAAGTTCGTGGAGAACGCCGCTCTTTTCGGTTTCTCTGTAATGCTTATTGACGAGCAGTTGGCTGATAACAAGGTGCGGTATTTAAACCTTAACATAAACGAGTTGTTTCTTGATGTGAACGAATACGACGAAGTGGACACGGTATACCGCCGTTATGTAATGACTCTTAAAAACGCCGCGGCGTTCTTCGGAGAGGAAAATCTGCACAGTACAAGGCGCGAGGACTTAAAGGACAAGAACAAGTGGAACAGCGACGTGACTATTATTCACGCTGTTTACAAGAGACAGGAATTCGACAAGGAAAACAAGTCCGCTAAAAATATGCCGTACGCTTCGCTTTACATTGATGAAAGCCAAGATTGGCTTATTGAGGAATCGGGATATCAGGATTTTCCGTTCGCGGTATTTATATGGGACAGGATAAACGGAACCGCCTACGGAGATTCGCCGGCAATACAATCTCTTGACGACGTGAAAATGCTTAATATCGCTAACGAGTCACGCTTAAAAATAACACAACAGTCCGCGGAGCCCGCTTTGAACATTCCGGATGTAATGCGGGAAAACGTGAACGTCGTCCCGGGCGGCTTCAACTACTACGCGTCACCGAATGAAATTATATCGCCGATTAATACCGGACAGAATTACCCCATTAGCGTTGATATTCAAAAGGAAATGGAAAATAACGTAAAGGACTGGTTCCACGTCGATTTTTTCCTTGCCCTGATGAACGAGAGACCTTCTAACGTAACGGCGACATACGTTATGGAACTGCAAGGAGAGAAAGCGGCCGTTCTTTCCGATTTGGTAGTCAATTTGAACGCCGCTCTTTCAAAGATAATTCAGAGGAGTTTCGACATTCTATGGCGGCAGAGAAAACTGCCTCCTCCGCCTGAAGCGCTTTCCGGAAGCCCTGCCATGTTGAAAGTTGACTTTATGGGTCCGCTTGCGCAAGCACAGAAGAAATTCCACGAATCTTCCGGTATCGGACAAGGTATCGGACTTATAGGAGCTGTAGCGAGAATGTCGCCTGAAGCGCTGGACGTTATCGACTTTGATCAAACGCTTAAATCCGGACTTGAGGGAATGGGCTTTCCGCAGAACGCCATCCGAGAGGACAAGGATATTGAAGCGCTGCGGCAGCAGCGGGCGGAGGCGCAGGCGCAAATGCAGCAGCAGGCTATGGCTATGCAGCAACAAGAACAAATCGCAAAAAATTACGACAAGTTAAACGAGCCTGTCAAGCAAGGTTCCGCCATCGATGAGATGAATAAACAAATACAAGGAGGGTTTTACTCATGACGCCGTTTTGGAAAAACGAAAGCCTCACGAAAGAGGAAAAGAACGCGGAGCTGGTGAATACCTGCCGCAGAGTATTCGGTACGGATGACGGAAAAGTGGTTTTAAACATGCTTTTGACCGACTTGAAGCTTTTTGAAGACGCAAAAACAGAGAGCGAAAAGGCTGTTAATGAGTATGCAAAATATTTTGTTCGGGAACGGCTGGGGGTACGCGACACTAAAGACCTTACGGACTTTATCGCCGAGACCGCCGCTTCCGAGGGAGGCAAATAAATGCTGCAAAACCTTATTAGGGGTATGCTCATGTTCCTTGCGCCTGACGGCGCGGGAAGCGGTTCGGCGGAAGGCGGTGCATCGGCGCCTGCTAACGCGGAAGATCAATTAAACAATGCCTTTACAGGCACAGCCGACGCCGGCGGAAAGAAGCCTGCGGACAAACCCGATACAGGGGACGCGTCCGCTGGGGGAACAAAACCCGCAAGCGAAGTACAGCTTGCCGCATGGTGCGAGCAGCTTCCTACGGAGATGAGGAGTAATCCTGATACCGCGGCGAAGCTGGCAAAGTTCCAGAAGGTAGGCGACATGGCGAAAGCGTTCTTGGAGCTGGAAGGTAAAACCGCCTCAAGCGGTATTCCCGAAACAGCGGACGGATATTCTTTCGCCAAAGACAAGGAGAATAACGGTTCCGAATTCGCGGATATGGCTTTTAAAGCCAAATTATCTACGGCGCAAGCGGACGCTTTTTTCAAGATTCTGAACGAGGGAGGCGCTAGACGGTTACAAGCCGCTCAAATGGCTCAAGCTCAAGAGATGAAGGAAACAGCGGCGGCGCTTGCCGCGGAGTACGGCTCCAAGTATCAGGAGAAGATGGAACTGCTTACACGAGGACTAGCGAACGCCGGTCCGAACGTGGGCAATCTCATACGTCAGGCGGGACTGGCAGGTAACCCGGAAATAATAAAAGCCTTCATAGCCTTCGGAGAGATGACCGCTGAAAGCGGCGCTATAAGAGGCAAAGAGGCTGGGGAATCCCGAAAATCCGTTAAGGACGGCGGGACTTTCTCATACAAAGACATTTAAGGAGATATATAAATGCCTACATTGAACATGGCAGATCAGATGACCGCGCTGGAAATCGCCAGACGTATCAACGCGCCTGATCCTTGTAAAATTATCGAGTTATTACGCTTGACAAACGCTATGTTGATAGACGTGCCGGCTTATGAAGCCAACAGCGGAACTATTAACAAGTCGGTACAACGCGTTATTAAACCGATGGGCGAACACCGTATCTACAACAGAGGTGTCGGAAAAGCAGCCACGCAAACGTCAACGGTTGAAGACCGCTGCGCTATGCTTGCCGAATATTCCTATGTTGACGCGGACTTGGTTGATCAGTCCGGAAACAAAGCCGCGCTTCTTATGGACGAAAGCAAGGCTATTATCAAGGGAATGGGTCTTACGCAGGCCAATACCTTGATTCACGGCGACGGAGACAAAGACGACGAATTTGCCGGGCTTATGTCGAGACGCTACAAGGTTGACGGCGTTAATACTATCGACGCCGGCGGTACCGGAAGCGAACTTACCAGTATTTATCTTTGCGCTATCGACAGGGATTTATTCCACTTGATTTATCCGAAAGGATCAAAAAGCGTCGGTGTGGAAAGAGAAGATCTCGGCAGACAGCATATTGAAGACGCCGAAGGGAAAAAGTACCCCGCTTATGTAAATTATTTTACAGCCGGGTACGGGCTTACTATCAAAGATCCAGCCGCCGTGAAGCGTATCTGCAATATTCCGAAAAACATGGATGAGGATAAACTTGTCGATCTTATCATCGAAACAAGTTACAAACTGCCCCAAGGCGCGTCAACGTACGCGATGTACAGCAACGACAGTATCCTTATCAAACTGGATAAGTCCGCGAGATACAAGGGCAATGTGGTACACACTACCCAAGATCCGTGGGGAGAAGAGATCGTCAATGTGCGGAAGATTCGCTGCCGCCAGATGGACGTTATCACCAACACCGAAGAACAGGTCGCGTAAGGGAGGGCGCTATAAATATGATTATAAATTTATTATACGACGCTCTGAACGATTTCGGGAAACTTACCTCTGCGGGCGACTGCCCGAACATTATCAGCATGGGCGAAGCTTCCGCGGATCAGCTTCGAGTTGATATCAAACTGCCGGAAGGCAATTTCTCGGGCGGTCCTCTGACAATGAAGATCAAGGGAAGCGATACCGAGGGCGGTACTTACAAGGATATCGTCACAAGCGGGGAAATTACCAAAGAGATGATTTCCGACGGTTACGGTCTGCCTATTCCGAAAACCAAGTTTAAGTACTTGAAAGCGGCGATTTCAGGTACCTTCACGGGTTCGGTACAGGCGATTATCAATTCCTATAAAGGGATTTAGTGGAAGGAAGCATGAATATTTTAGGAATTGGAAATGACAAACCCGCTGAACAAGGGCAGCAGTCAAAAGCAAAGGTATATAAGTACGTTTGCGAGGTTGACTGTGTTTACCAAGGCAAGTACCGCAGGAAGGGCGATGTTATCGTTCTTGCTGAAAAGAAGGAAGTTCCGCACTTCAAGTTTGCGGAAGAATAAAACCGAAATTATTCGGAAATTATTCGGAATTATTAAATTAGTGGAGGGGTGATATGAAAAAGTTGATTTTTCTATTGCTTATGGCTGTCGCTTTAATAGGTTTTATGCCAGCGCAGGAAACCGGCGAAGGCGACGGCGG